TATAAAAAAGAAAAAGGATTATGACACCACAAGAAAGAGCAAACATACTTTACAATAAGTATAGCAAAGAATATAATAGATTTGTTGTAACTGGTTATATTAAACAAGGTTTAGATGAATGGAAAGAAATAGCTATTGAATTAGCAAAGTTATATAAACAATAAACAAAAATGTTTATTTTTAAATTGAATAAACAAATTATATCAAGATGACTAACAATAACTATGGTGGTAAAAGAGAAGGTGCTGGTAGACCATCAAAAGCAGAAGAAATAAAACTAATTGAAAGATTAAAGCCATTAGAAGAAAAAGCATTTAAAGCATTAGAAGCTGGATTAGATGCTGGTGATTTTAAATTCACACAATTATTTTATAATTACTATGCTGGTAAACCAAGAGAAACAAAAGATATAACTGTAAGTAATGAGCAACCTATATTTAATATTGATTTAGATGAAGTTTAAAGCATTATCTTATGGAGTTTATATTAACTACTGCAATTAGAAAGTTATTACGTTTAAAGCAACGTATTAAAGTTATTAGAGGTGGAACATCAGCTGGTAAAACATTTGGTATTCTACCTTTACTAATTGACAAAGCAATTAAAGAACCTAATTTAGAAATTAGTGTTGTATCTGAAAGCATACCACATTTGCGTAGAGGTGCATTAAAAGACTTCTTAAAGATTATAATGGCACTTGGTAGATATAATGATGCACAGTTTAATAAGTCTACTTTAAAATATAGTTTCACAAACGGAAGTTATATTGAGTTTTTTAGTGTTGACCAACCTGATAAATTAAGAGGTGCAAGAAGAAACATATTATATGTTAATGAGTGCAACAATATAGATTTTGAAAGTTACTATCAATTAGCAATTAGAACATCTGGTGATATATGGTTAGATTATAATCCTACTTCAGCATTTTGGGTTGATAAAGAAATATTAACACAATCAGATGTTGATTTTATTACATTAACTTATTTAGACAATGAAGCATTATCTGATACAATAGTGCAAGAAATAGAAGCAGCAAAAGTAAAAGCATTAACATCTACATATTGGGCAAACTGGTGGCAAGTTTATGGTTTAGGTCAAACAGGAAGTTTAGAAGGAGTTTGTATTACTGATTGGCAAGAAATAGATTTACCAGCAGATGCAAGAATATTATGTTACGGAATGGATTTTGGTTATAGTAATGACCCGACAAGTTTAGTTACAATGTACAAATATAATGATGCTTATATTTTTGATGAAGTAATTTATAAGAAAGGTTTATTAAATAGTGAAATATCAAATCTATTAAAAGCAAATAATGTAAACGAAATTGTTTACGCTGATAGTGCTGAACCTAAATCAATAGCTGAATTGAATAGTTACGGACATAATGTATTACCAGTATCAAAAGGAAAAGATAGTATCTTATTTGGCCTTAATTTAATTAATCAAAACAAAGTTTATGTTACATCAAGAAGCAAGAACTTAATTAACGAATTAAGAAACTACATTTGGCAAACTGATAAGACAGGAATTAAAATGAATAGACCAATAGATGCATATAACCACGCAATAGATGCTATGCGTTATGCTATAACAAGTCAATTAGAAAATCCACACAAAGGAAACTATTTTATATATTAATAACATTATATTGTTATTTTAAGTGTATTTAATACTTTTAATATTTAAAATATCTACAAAATAACATTATAATATCATTTTAGTAATGAGTTACGGACAAATAATAGCAGCTATTCAATGTTACATACACCACGTTAAAGGTGTTGAAGTACAAATTAACTTACCAAGAAACATAGGTGAAATAAAAAAGATGCAACAAATGTATAATGTAGCAAGTGATTACCTTTTATAGTAACATAAGTATTGAAATTAGGGTTTATATTGACACAAAAAGTAATGAAAGAAGAAGAAGAAATATTTGAATACATAGAGTTTGAACCAGCTGATACAAGATATGAAATAATATCTATGTGCAATAGTGCTTTAAATTCAGTTGAAGGATTTGATACAGGAATGATAAATAAAGAAGATGCATTTAAGATTAAAGAAATAAGAAGAAAATGTTTAGCTTTAATTGATTTACATATTGGAATGATATATGATGAAAACTTTGAAACGTAACTTATAAGTTACTATGTTAAAGAAAAGTTAAAATGCATTTTATTTAAAACAATATAATTATATTTGTATCAAATAACAAACAAATGAAAACATATATGACAAAGTATTTAATAACTTACTGGACAGAACGTAATGATGAAAGCACAGATGTAGAATTAGAAATCTATGCTTATAATGAAATAGATGCACAAAGAAAATTTTATGATATGAATATAGTACATAAGAAAATAGAAAGTGTAAAAGAATTGGTTTAAATTTAGGTTGATAATGGTTGAAGAAAGACTTGCAGAAATGTAGGTCTTTTTTCTTTTTAATAGCTTTGCTATTTAGTTTAATACAATTTAGACTTTATTTTATTTTTAAATAAAAAACAATGAAGTTACAAATTACAATACCAACAAGTTTAGAAGAAATAACATTAGAAAAGTATCAGAAGTTTTTATCTATTGCAAAAGATAATCCTGAAGGTGATTTCCTTCAACATAAAATGGTTGAAATATTTTGTGGCATAGATTTAAAGAATGCTGCTAAAATAAGTTACAAAGATGTAAATGAAATAACAACTAATTTATCAAATCTATTCAATCAAAAATACGATTTAAAAAGAACATTTAAATTAGGCAATACTGAATTTGGTTTTATAACCAATCTTGATGAAATTACATTAGGTGAATATACTGATTTAGATAAGTACATAAGTGATTGGGATAAGATGCACAATGCTATGGCAGTATTATACAGACCAATTACAAAGAAGTTAAAAGATAAATATCAGATTGAAGAATACAATGGTAGTTATACTTATTGTGATGCTATGAAATATGCACCAGTTGATGTTGTATTAGGTGCTGTTGTTTTTTTTTACAATTTAGGCAACGAATTATTGAAGTCTACGATACATTATTTGGAGAACAACAAGGAGTTTCAGAGTATAGTAAACAATCACAATTTGGAAGTAAATGGGGTTGGTATTCATCATTCTATGCTCTTGCTCAAGGAGATGTTAGAAGATTTGAAGATGTTTCCAGAATTAGATTATCAGTTGCATTAACATTTTTAACATTTGAGAAAGAAAAGAACCAAATAGAAACAGAATTAATAAAAAGATAATGAAAGGATTTTACCAAGTAACAACAGCAATTAAAGACCAACTATACAAAGATGTATTTGTTAATACAGTTTCTTCTGGTGATATATTTGAAATTGATTTAAACAAGCAAACTATATTTCCTTTGTCACATATTATTGTAAACAATGCAACGTACAATGGCAACGTTTGGTTATTTAATATATCAGTTTTATGTATGGATGTTGTAGACTTTAGTAAGACAGAACAAACAGACCAGTTTTTAACAAATGATAATGAGCAAGATGTACTGCATACTCAATTAATGGTTATTAATAGATTGTTAGAAGTATTAAGAAGGGGTGCATTAGTTGATGAAGGATATGAATTAAGTGGTACACCTAATTGCGAACCATTTGTAGATAGATTTGAAAACAAGATAGCTGGTTGGACTGTTACATTTGATGTTATTGTTGCTAATGAAATGACAAGTTGCGAAAATGAATGCTAATAATTTAACATCTACAAAAGAAGTTTTAGAAGCATATAAAAAATATGTTATTCAACAAGCAAGAAGTAATTTATCTAAAGGCAATAAGAACGTTTCTAAACAACTTTATAATCAAATAAAAGGTGAAATAGTATATGAAAATAATTATTTCTTATTGGGGTTTTCTATGCCTGATTATGGCTTTTATCAAGATGAAGGTGTTAAAGGTTCAAATCCAAGTTTAGTAAAGAATGGAAAACAAAAAGCACCAAATAGTAGATTTAGTTTTAAAACTAAAAGACCACCTTCAAAAGTATTTGAATTATGGGCAAAGCAAAAGAACATAAGATTAAGAGATGAAAAAGGAAAATATAAAAAAGGTAATTATAAAACAATAGGATTTATATTAGCTAAAAGAGTATTTGCACAAGGAATAAAACCAAGTTTATTTTTTACTAAACCATTTGAAGCTGGATATAAAAAATACATAGATACAGATTTAATAAAAGCGTTTGGTAACGATATAGAAACATTAATAGATTACACAA